ACAAGAAATAAATCAACTTTGCTTGAGAATACAAATTAACTTTGTTGGGCAATCCCCTCAGCAGAAGCTCCAGTGCATGGCTGTTGGCCTATCCTATATGTAGTTGGTTGAATAGGTTACTGATGGCATGGGCAGGGTCATCGTTGCAACCGGGTCGAACTCTTCCCTGACGCGCAATATTGCCTCGGTCACCTTATCACAAAGCAAGTAGCCTAGTGCATTCGTGTTGTCACCCACTGTGGCCACGCTCAGCAGGCCTGTTAAAGCAAATACCTCACAATTCATGCTTGCATGCTTCGAACTTTTCAGTAGACTCCTGAAATCGCCTGATGTCTTCAATATATAATTGTATGTGCTGGCTTTGATGGTTACTTCAGATGTGCACAGCTGTGCCATATCCAGGCCTGTCAATGCTTCCAGTTGAGTCAAGGCTTCAGCGGATTCAGTTGCCCTATAAAATTTCTTGCGTTTTTCCGCAGGGTTATCGACCCCGATGCCGAGAACAGCAATCTGCTTCCTCAGAAGGCGGGATTTGGCCTCCTGTTCGAGCCTCAGCGGTATCCTCCCTTCAGCCAGTACGTCCCTGAGAGTATCACTGACGATATCGCTTATATCGGCAACTTTCCTAGCCGTGATTGCCCTCAATGTCCTCCAGAATGAACCCGCACTGACACAGGATTTGAGCTGAGACAAGGCCTCTTCGTAAGGCTTGAGTAGGTAAAAGTCACCGAGCTGCTCAAGCATTCTCTCTATAACACCTGTTTCCTTTATAGCCTCGATGCTATTGCAATCGAAATCTGCATTGTTCTCCTTGAATACCGTAACATTGGTTTTGAGATATAAAGTGCGCAGAATTTCCATCTGTGGCTGTGCGGTTGGCATTTCAAAGGCCTCATCACCTCGTGTCGTGCCCGATTGCACAGGCCCTCTCTCACCGTTTTCAAAGTAGGTTATGTCACTGCATTCCTGGGACAGTCTCGAGTACATTTCTTTGGTCAGGGATCTGAAACCTTGCCGCTCAAGAGCATCCCTGCATAAGACCGTATTTTTGTGCGTCACTATGAACACCATACCCTCAGCTCCGACGATAAGTGACGCAGCAGGGCCTATGTAGAAGTTGCACTGCCTGAACAGAGATGGGCAGAATGCTCTGCTGATTAGAAATGTATCCTCTGTTTGTCTGATGCTCCGACTTACAAAGCGCTGCAAATCATATACGCTGTCACACCAACGGGTTATAGGCGAGTGCTTGAACTCAATACTGCCGGTTTCAGCCGCACGGCTTTGCTGATTTTTCGATCTGCGGGTGTCATTTTTGCTGTGATTGACCTGCTTGTATTTGCTCTTAAGCATCTCAAATTCACCGCCCTCGTCCTTCCATAAATCAATCAATTCTGAGTGTTCAGCAAATATCGGTGACTGCTTTGATAAAGTGCTTTCATAATTAACGTAACTCGCTGTTTCGCAATCATATTCTTCGTCATTTACTGACCTTCTGCTGTTGAAAAATGACAGCGGGTAATAGCACACATTGTCATAATCATGCATAACTCGGGTCTCATACACATGCTTGCATTTCACACCCGCCTTTGTCAATGTTGTGCCTTCAAAGTTGCTGAGCGATATGCCCAAGTTCACCGCGCGTGATGACATCCTCTTAGCTTTCACTGCCCTCATGACTGCAGGCGGTACAGAGTTGACCTTTGAGACAGACCTACTGCCACACTGTTCTTTTTCAGCATACAAAGCAGATAACTCGATGTACCTCTGCATCAATTTGAATATTGTTATTTTCCATTCTCTGCAGTATTTAGACTTTCTAGGGAATAGCTTCCAGAAAGTTTTTGCAGCCAGTTCATCAAAGGTAAGGAGGCAGTCACTAGCCTCAAATATTGTATCTAGACCTCTCCATATATTTATCATGCTTATAGAGGCATGAGGTTGCCTAAGCAGCTTTGCAGAATCACCGGTATTTGTCTCTAACATATGTGCATCAACATGGAAGTACAGATCCCACGGAATTTTATTGCAACCTCTGTCAGCAACTGCACCTAGCTTGCTTAATAAAGTGGTGCGGTCTACATTCATAAGGGCTTGATTCATTATAAAAGACATCTCATTAAATATGTCCAGATAAAAATCCATTGTGTCTATGGTGCAGTTGTTGAATACACTAAAGTTCTTGTAACTCCCTTGGGAAGGAACAACTGTTAGCATCAGATGTTCATTTTGTTCAGCTGTCAATTGAGCCAGCTTCACTGCCAACTGATCCTTACCGAGGGCGGATAGATCACTTACAAGATCATCATAGGTGCTGTCCTCACTTGTCAGTGCAATGAGTCTTTTCACTTGGATCATCAGCGGCTCGGGTACCAGACTCAGTAGGTCAGCACCGCTGAAAAGCTGTATCAAGCTCTCTCTGTCCTCCTTTATGTTGGATATATGTGATGAAATGAGGTTCCAAAGATAGTCTCTGATTGAAATGTCGTTGCCTACACTCCTGAACATGATAGCATATGCTGCTGTTTCTGGGAAATGGCTCCTGATGCCTTCAACATCAACATTCCCGCTGTACTTAGGATCCAGGAACTCTGAGGTGTACCTATTCATGAAAATTGATTTCACGTTGGCAGGTGAAGCATCCAGATCAATGACATCTGTCAGTTCGCATAAACCTAGTTTATTTATCAGCAGAATGTCCAGAGAAGCCACAGATAGGTAGTCATTATTTGAGGTGACATGGAATTTGCCATGCTGTCTTTTACAGGGTTTCTTCCCTTCTAGTCTGGTAACTGTCAGATTTTCATTGACCTTGAGTGAAGGGACTGAGACTGAGAGCTTATGATAAGGATATATGCCCATCTTGCCTTCCTTATTCAGGCCAAGAGATAAGGTGGACCCGGTCAGTGCAGGTGTGAAAAGATACTGCAAGTCAGCCTCCTTCATCGCTAAGTCGATGTAGTATGAGTCTACTTCATCAAAAGTGTACTCAGTTGTCATATTTGTCTCAACAGAGACAACCTTGTTTCCTTGCACCCTGAATAAAAGACGTGCAGAATGCAGTTTAATGAAAAGCTCACCAGTGCGTGCCCACTGATCGCCAACGTGAACCTGCCTCTTGGGCCAAAACGACCAGGGTGAATAAGCCATCATATCGATGTCCCGCAGATCACTTGTTTGCCTGTAGTAGTCTAGCATTGCCCTGCCAACAGAAGTGGATGGCTCGAGCTCCTTGACCTGTGCCAGCCTCTTACCTTGTTGACCGCAGACACCGGTGTGAAGCACTGATTGCATCATGTCGTAAGCAGTCTGCTGACTCATTGACTCACCCAGTCTGATAGCAGTTGCCAATCTATGTGGTTCTGAGCTGAGGGTGATATCTCCATAAGTGATCTGTTCATTTGGGGGCCTGTAAGCACTGCCTTCAAGCTGGACATCTTTTGTGCAGCTAAAATTTAAGTGAGCCATCTTCATTAAGCCTGTTTCATCGTAAAGGAGCGAAGAGCCGCTGGGCAAAGTTGCGTACAAATAAACGTGCTTGCTCCTGGATTTTTTGCAGTAATCGAAGAAGTCCTTATAGGATTTTAATGTGCACGGTATGCCTGCATTTTCCATGTACTCTTTGACACTGTTGATTTCATCACCATAGAGCTGCCTTGGGCAGAGATATGTTGCCAGAGCCGGGTTAATTATGGATATAGCTAGCAGCATGGAGTCATATTCCGTCAACGGGAATGAAGAATATGCAGAAGTGACTATTTGGCATGGCTTCAGAGTACGATTTTTCACCCGTTCAACCAGATGCACTGCTGATCTCTGATCGAGCCAATCATGATAGTGGCTGAAACCAGTGAACTGGGATTTCAGCACTGGTTCGTAACTGCTGGGGGCTGTATTCTCGGACAGTGCAAGTTGGTAAGTGGTCTCAGAAATAGTCAACTTACCCTCTCCCATGTGCACACAGCGTCCTGATCTGAAATACTGAAGGTCAGCCAGTCTCCTGATGTCATTGAGATTCATGATACTGGATTGGAAATCTTTGCTGCTCAGCATCGCCTTAAACCAGTAGATGTTCATGGCTGAATTGTTTGTCTTATTATTGGACCAGAACCATTCAGAATCACCGTGAAGCAAGCCTTTGGCAGTCAAATCAGGCAGACTGACCTTATCAAAGATGCTGAAATAGTTGGGAACCCTCTGCCCTGAAGAGAATCCAATGGAAGGCAGACCATCAGTAAAGTCAACATCTTGCATCACAGATACAAAATTGTAAGTTTTCCGGAACATGTCCACGTTATACCGCAGGAACATCATCTCATCAACTTGAGACCCATAGGCTAGGTAATAATGCGGTAAGCAATTCGGCCTGCCAAAGCAACTTGGAGGTGCATTGATGGGTTTGATGCCATACATCATTACATACATAGATGAAACTATAAGCAGCACTTTGTAGGCTTGGGAGATTGTTCCACCATTTGTCAGAACTTCAATCGACTTGCTGGTTGCTTGACGCATGTCAACTATAGGGCCCTTTCCGGAGCAGTTCAAACCTATATTTTGTATAAACTTGGGTAGTAGAGGCAGCAACTGCTTTTGCAAGTACAGTATACTTAGCAGTTCAAAATAACTCTTGGATATGCTGCACTTTTTTACTGAGTACATATGATTCACCATCTTTTGGATGGTCGTCAAGTAATGTACCGGAAGCTTAGGATTGAGTGACTCAGGGTAATGCAAAGCCCCGCCACTGTCATCGGAATGTGCAAACAATGACAGAATGACCCTGCCTGCTTCACTGAACTTGATCAGTATGTAATTGGCCGCGAACAGCTGGACTGCTGCATGTAGCATAGAGGAGAGGAAGTTGAAAATGCCCATTACGAAACTGTACTCCATTTTGAAGTAATAGCTCCCCCTGTCAGCATCTTCAGTGAAACAGTTTCGATAAACAGCATTCCTCTCATTGGATGCGAATTGCTCGTAAATGGCTTTCCTAGTGTGTATTTGCTTGTCTACATACTGTGTAAAGAACTTCAGAACAGAGTCAATGAACTCCAAAGGCAGGATGTCTTTCATCCCAAGGATGAAATACATGTATTTGGCAGGATTGCTCTTAGGTGCCCATCTTCGGCAGTCTAGTGAAAGATAAAGAGTCTTGTCATCCCTGCCCGCTTTTTCGAACAGCTTGGAATGAACTGCTTGGGGTCTAAGCGTCGATTTTATAGATATCATCTCGTTTTCTACCTTTGTACATATGTGGTTGAACATTTTTTCCAGTGGATATTGATGAACCTTGGTTGTGTAGTCCATCACAAATATTTCCCTGCCACCACCACGCTGTTTCTTGTCAACTATGTGGAACCGGACCTGATCAAGAGGCCTATCCTTCTGTGACTGAGCAAAATTGTAATTGAGATCACCAATTTTGCTCCTG